TAACACACTTTTTAATTTTCTAAAACCTAATGCTGTGTTGCGTCTCCCGCCAACAGATATAAAATCGATTAACCAAGGATCTTTGCCTTTTCCATAAAACCCCTCTGCCGGAAATTTGTGATCTAACAAATACTGTTTTACCTGATCCTCACTGGGAAATGCCCATGTTGCAAAACATATTGGTGTGTGTCCTTCTCTTATCACTGCATATTGACCTAAACTGTATGGTGTTTTGATTAGATCAGTAAAGTATTCTTTTCCCCACCAGTTGTGGTAATTACTTGATCTTATTAGATAAATTATGTCCTCTATGTCTTCTTTTGTCATATCGTGAAGGGATTATATTCATTGACTGCCACTTTCTGCGGTGGACGAACAGCAGCTTGTCTATTCTCCAGCCCCACAGCCAGATACCTAAACGCATCCGCAGCATGAGACGTGAAGTCATGGCGCGGATGATCCCTAAACATTTTTCTACGTTCATCCCACTCTTGCCTATACTGTTTTAGCATTTCTACGCCTTCAGCGCATTTATCACGATCAAAGTGGCATTTAGGTATTAACACTCTAGCGGCGTTGATACCGTCAGCAACCTTCATTTTCGGGATGACTTTGAACCTGATGCCGAGGCTGAACGCCGTTTCGAGGCGGCTTTTGCCCGACCCGATTTCCCTGACTTCGATGTCGTGGGGGGCGAGGTGGTCTCCCCAGTGGTAATCTTTTTGACGTAGGATCTCAGCGTAGTGATCCAAGCCAACACCGCTGCTTTCATAGTAGTCAATAACATTTACTGCTCCACTCCTAAATATCTGGGCAAACCAGATAGCTGTTGAATCATTTATCCCCAGATCCCACGCAGTATGCACAGGGTAGGCTGGGTCATATGGCACTCTGGTAATCCTGCCGTTATCTTCTGCATCTGATAGCAGTTTGCCATAATAAGCACCAATGATAGCCGCTGTAAACGAACACTCATACTCCTGTTCGTATTGTTCTAGTGTCATCTGGCTACTAGCAGCCTCTAGTTCTTCATCCTTAACCAGACCACTCTCAGATGCTTTGACTATCTTCCAGTACCATTGGTCAGATCCATTGTCGGTTTCTGACTTGGCAGTTTCTAATAAATCATAAAAATGATTATGTCCTGCCGGGGTGCCTAGAAATACAGCCGCACCCTCTCTGTCGGATAGGGCTGGTCTAACAACCTCCCCCCATACCCTTGGGTTCTGCATACCAAACTCATCAAACACACACAGATCAAGATAGATACCGCGCAAGCTATCAGGGTTCTCAGCAGACAACAGCATCAGCCTACCGCCATTAGGGAAATCAACTCTTAACTCAGTTTCATTAAAGTTCACACCAGGGATGACAGATGCATAATATTTCACATAATCCCACGCAATACGCTTGGCTTGTGTAAAAGTGGGAGCCACGAAAGCAACTCTAGGCCGTGGCAGTTCACAAGTCAGACAATGTTTGATTAAATGATTTACAGCCCAGACCGTCTTGCCAAAGCGTCTGTGCATCACAAGCACGTTCCAACGCCTGACACTCTCATGCATCTCAGCCTGTAGCTCTCTAGGCTTGTAAGGTATGCGCACCTGTTTCATGGCTTATTAGGCAATATACATATATCCATACCTTTAGGTGGATGTATATGTGTATATGCCTCTAACTCTCCCACAGTATCTTCACCGCACCGTCAGTAACTTCTACCCCAGCCCTAGTCTTCGCCTCACCAAACCTCTCAGGTATCACCTTACTAACCTTCCAGCGAACATGACTAGCGTAATCCCTCAACACATGCGGATCATAATCTTTACGCTTATGAAGAGCATCATCATACAGCCCATCCAACTCTTCTAAAGCCTTCTCAGCACTCTGACGCTGTGCCTCTCTAATAACAGCATCATACTCCTCGTCCTGCCGCATAGCCTTATACACAGCACTACGACTAATACCAACCTCTTCACAAGCCTGTACCAAGCTAAAGCCATCGCCTACCAGCCTAGCAATACCGTCTTTCTTGAAGTTCGTGAACCTAGCCATGTAACCTCCGGCTGTGTGTTGTAACGTACCATTTAACATATATACAATGTAGCAGTGCAGTTCGGGGGTGCTATGTTGTTGCAGTGCCCCCCTATGCAGCTCCTAGCATAGCGTTGCAGCTCTGCCAATGCAATGCCGCGCATGATGCCACTGTGCTTTCAATGTGTGCTAAAACGAAACTCAACAAAGCAAAACAAAGCCACGCAACAAACAGCCACAACAAGCCAACAATGCTTTGCCTGTACACTTCCGATTTATAACACATTAAATGTATACAGTAAACAAGGCAAACCTTACCTTATTATATATCCCTGCTACAGCCATGCAAAAATAATTTAAAAAAAATACATTTCACTGTTGACAATGCGGCAAGTCTTGCCTATATTCAAATCATCAACTAGCAAAGAGGAATCAAACAATGTTTGACGCAACATTACAAAATCAATTCAGAGTTGAAGTGACAGAGTATTACGAGGGTAACCGCTATCATGTCGTAGTTTTTGACAATGACGGCGATCATGTGGACACAAGAGGATTCAAAACAGCCACTCAGGTTTTCAATTTTATCAGAGAATGCTCAGCCGAATAGAGAGAGGACACTGATGAGTCTTAATGAGACGAAACGCGGCGTAGCCGCGTCTGCCATAAGGCAAACAACTAGCAAAGAGACAAAACAATGCAACAATTATCTAAGACACAAAAAGCCATTATAGCTGGCAAATCCGTTTATCATAACCGCGTCAAATCCGTGTCTGATGGCATGGCAAAAAGCGAAACAGTCATTAAAAAAAGCACAAACGTAAAGCTTGGCAAAAAAGTGACACGCGGCAAGCTTGCTGGCTTTCCGATTTATACAGTAACATTACAAGAGAGGGCAACATGCCCGGCGTCTTGTATCCATTACCATGACTGTTATGGCAATAACATGATGTTTGCCGTGCGTTATAACGCCGACAATGATTTGATTGCAGCAATGGAATCAGAATTAGAGACATTGCAAGCGAAACATCCTAAAGGTTTTCTAGTCCGTTTGCATGTTTTGGGCGATTTTTTTAGCGTGTCATATGTGGCGCAATGGGCGAAATGGCTTAGCATGTTTCCGGCGCTTCACGTTTACGGATACACGGCTAATCAGTTTGATGCGCCGGACAATAAAGAACGCGCAATCGGTCAAGCCATCCTATCACTTCGCATGGCTTGCGGCATCCGTTTTGCGGTGCGGTTTAGCGGTTCATATTCCGATTCATTTAGCGCGTTATCGGCTGATGATGACCGGGCATTGCAATTGCTAGACGATAAGCAAGCTTTTAAATGCCCTACGCAAATAAGCAAAGAGACCGGCAAGCTTGCAAAAAAAGATGAAGAGACACTCGTATCAGATTGTGGCGCTTGTGGCCTATGCTGGCAAGCTTCAAAACCCGTTGTGTTTTTAACTCATTAAGAAAGGTCAAACAAATGTACAATGCAAAGGAAAATATCTACGTTTATCAAAACATTAAATCCGGAGATATCGTAAAGTTTATCAAGCCCGTGTCTAGAAAGGCGCAAAAGATACTAGGCTTCAGAAACATACCGCAAAAAAGAAAGGCAACAAAATGAATAAATATTTGCGATTGCATATTGACCAAGCCACCAAAGCAACGCGGCGCCATTACAACGTGGCGCGTAGAGTCGCCATAATTATAGGCATGGTCATTGCCGCCTATGCGGTGATGCTCATAGGCTGGTGGTGCTTAAGTGTGGCAACGATTGTTTTGCAAAATTGGCTTGGAATTGCGCCATAGAAGCCACCACAAGCCGACAAACTTTGTTTGGGCTGGATACCTAGCCCAGACATCACAAGGCCAGTCAGTGAGGCTTAAATCGCTGTTAATCAACTAGCAAAGAGAGAGAGGTAAAAAATGCATAGTGCTTTATGCGATCAGTTGATTGAGATTTTAGAAAAGATAAAAGAAACCAATCATACAATGGAGATGGACAATCCATATGAGAATCCAGATTTTGAAAAAGACTGGTATCGTCCGGCTGAGAGGCAACAATACCACTTGATCGACAAATTTATAGAAACGATCAAGAAAAATGTTAGCGATCTTTAAGTGGGCGGGCTGAACTAAAAGAGAAACCGCCAAGGCATTGCGCTTTGGCGGCTCTCACTTGTCAACTAGCGAAATCAACAAGGCATGAAAACAATGAGATTACACATGCAGAGAGGACAATAACATGGATGCAAAAAAAATCAAGCTGGAAAGGTTACAACTAGGCCTCAGCCAAGAGAAGATGGCGCAACGTCTAGGAGTAATAGCACGGACAATCAGAAACTATGAGTCTGGCAAAACTCATGTGCCGGACACTGTAACCAAGCTACACAACTGTCTAAAAGAGAAAGATCGAGCAGCAAGAGAGAGGGAGTTGAACCAATGAAAATTACCAGACTCAAAAGAGGCTACCGCATTAACATGTCGGACATAGAGTACGAATTATATGTGCGTTTAATTGATGCTGGAACGGCAGACCTGCATGAGTCAAACCTAAATGACCCGGTTGAGAGATATTTTGATCGGATCAACGGCACAGAAAAAATAAGTTCTTGGTATAAGATAGCTGAAGATAGACGCACTTAGCAATGCCGCGTGGCAATATCTTAAAGCATAGCCTTAACACTTGGCTATGCTTTTTTTATTTACAAATTATGTGTTTTGCAGTGGCTATTCGGTTTGCTCCGATAATGCATTACATGGCAATGCTTTAAGGAACGCGCAAGCGCGATTTTATCAAGTCAATTTTTCTTGTCAACCCCATAACTTTCACGCACAACTTGAACCCATGTTGGCAGTGACATTTCTGTCACAAGCCGTGGGTCAAAAGAGAAAGAGCGACACACCGCCATTAGCTGTATCACGCAGCGGATTGGGCGATTGTTGAACTTATAAATGAGAACGGGAAAGCGATCACCAGAAGAGTCACAAGCCTGTTCCCACCATGCCTGTTTGTAGGTTGCACCAGAGGCATAGGCTTTGCATTCAATAGACCAGCCGGGGATCAAAATGTCAGCCTCACCCTTAATCTGGTATTGAGAGAGGTTCCGTTTCGGCAACTCCGGCAATGATTCTCCAAGGTGGTCTTTGATGTAATTTACAATTTGACGCTCAAACACTGCGCCTTTCTTTCTGCTATCAGTCATACCCAATCAATCCTTGTTTCCG